GGGCGTAGAAATACTTGTGCCAATGGATGACCAAGACAGTTATGCTGTGCTTGATGAAGACGCAGATGAAGTGCTGCATGGCGAGAGTGACGAAGAAATAACAAACAGATTGTGGAGGGATGAATGGAAGAAGTAGATAAAAATATTGTTCATGTTCCAACCAAATTAAAATATTGGGAGGATGAAATGGTTGAAGCAGATTTTCTTGGAAAAGAAGAAAGGTATCATCATGCTACACATATGTATCTGATGTATAAAAATTTAAATGATAAAGGAATAGAATATGAGCCAAAGTTTTAAAAAGGGAAACAAAAAGTTTGACATTGATTTAAAGTATGGACAGATACGAGAAGACAAAGTTAAAGATATGTTTTCTAACGCACAGATAGAAGTTAAATCTGAAAGGAGTTGGTGGAAGAAAACAGGAAACATAGCAATAGAGTATGAGTATAGAGGTAAACCAAGTGGTATCTATGCAACTACTAGTGACTTCTGGTTTCACAGATTAGAAGGTAACAAAGAAGAATTTTGTACACTTGTTTTTAAAACAGACATTCTAAAAAAGATTGTTGATAGTTACAAAGATAAGTTGACAAAAAATGTGGGCGACAACAAAGCAAGTAAATGTGTATTAATACCTATAAAAGAAATATTTCGAAAGGAGTTTTATGACAATGTTTAAAGAAATAGAACAGGTAAAAAAAGAGATACAGGAACACGAAGGGTTCAGAGATACTATATATAGTGATTCATTAGGATTCGCTACTATAGGTTGGGGTCACCTCGTAAAAGACACCGACCATTTTGAGGAAGGAGTTGCCTACTCAAGAGAGGAGTTACAAAAAGTTTTTGATGAAGACTTTGATTTAGCATGGGCTAATGCAAATTCTTTAGTCAAAGAGAGATTGACAAACACAGACTTTGAAGTACTAGATATAGATAGAAAGATGAAAGTTATATCTATACTTTGTAACATGTGTTTCCAATTAGGCAAGGCGGGTGTAAGTAAGTTCAATAAAATGTTTGAGAACATTGCCAAGTTAAATTTTGAAGGGGCGAAACTTGAGATGTTGGATAGCAGATGGGCTAAACAAACACCCAGTCGTGCCGAATATTTATCAAATAAAATGTCGCAGGTATAAAATAAATTTATTTTTGCCTTGCTTTCGACACAATTATATGATATAATATGTTTAATTTAAATAAATTAGTTAACTATGTTAAAGATTATTAATAGTTATTATTATTATATTTATAATAATATTAATAATAATATTAAAAGAGTTATGACTATGTTTAAAATTAAAATTTTAGCACTTGACTTTGTTTTCGTTTCGTGCTATAATACAAACTTCAATAATAATATAGGAGGTATATATGCCAACAGTTGAAGGAAAAGCATATTGGGCTAGTGTGACTAGACCTAATACAACATTCGACCCAGTATATCAAATTGATTTAGCAGTTGATGACAAGACTGCTGAAGAGTTCAAGGGTAAGGGTGTGTCAGTTAAACAAGACGAGAGAGGTTCTGTCGTTAAGTTTAAAAGAAAAGTTGCTAGGGCGGATGGGACTAAAAATCCTATGCCGAGACTAGTGGACTCTGCAAAAAATCCTATTGATGTTTTAGTAGGTAATGGTTCAAAGGTTAAAGTTTTATACAAACCTTTTGAATGGAAATTTGCAGGTAAATCTGGGACAAGCTTAGACTTACAAGCAGTTCAAGTAATTGACCTCGTACCATATGGCGAAGACTTTGATGTCTCGGATGGGTATGTTGCAGAAGGTAACAACGAGGAGTTTTAAATAATCAAACAAGGGGCGACAATGAATGAAGACAAATCTAAATTTGTAGAGTATCATGTCCCTTGTTCAAGTTGTGGAAGTAGTGATGCAAGAAGTATTAATGATGATGGCAGTAGCTATTGTTTTTCTTGCACCACTTTCTTCCCAAATGAGACAGGGATAAATCAACAACAAAGGGGCGACATGCAAACAGCAGAAAAGATAACAGACTTAAGTTATCATCAAGGTACTTTATCTGCAATATCAGATAGAGGAATTAACTCAGAGACTTGTAAGAAGTATGGAGTTAAGGTTATTTACAATGGTAATAATCTTATCGCAAAACATATCTATCCATACTATGATGAGACAGGTCAGATGATTGCGACAAAGACAAGGTATGTTAAAGAAAAACAATTTTCAATTCTAGGTTCGACATCCAATTCTGGATTGTTCGGTCAGCAATTATTTAATGGCGGTAAGTTTGTTACCATAACAGAAGGTGAGGTTGACGCAATGTCAGTCTATCAAATGTTAGGTTCAAAATATCCAGTAGTTTCTATTAAGAATGGAGTTGCTTCCGCATTAAAAGATGTCAAGAAAAGTTACACTTGGTTAGATAAGTTTGATAATATTGTAATTAATTTTGACAATGATGAAGTGGGTAGAGAAGCTGCATACAAAGTTGCAGATTTATTTCAACCCGGGAAAGTTAAGATAGTTAAACTTCCCGAAATGTACAAAGACGCAAATGATTTATTGCGTTCTAAAAAGTATGAGGAGTATGTTAAAGCTTGGTGGAATGCACCTATACATGCACCAGATGGTATCGTAGAAGGTAGTCAATTACTTTCTGAGGTACTACAACCAATAGTAAAATCCAGAATAGATTATGGATGGAAAGGACTAGATGAGTTAACTTATGGTATTCGTAGTGGTGAGTTGGTTACTATTACCGCAGGGACTGGACTTGGAAAAACATCAGTCATTAAAGAGTTAGTATATCATATATTCAAAAGTACAGAGAGTAACATTGGAATGATAATGTTAGAGGAAAGTCCTAAGATAACTGCATTAGATATCATGGGAACAGAAGCTAACTTACCTTTACGAAGACCCGATATTAATTTATCGGATGAAGATAAAACAAACTACTTCAACAAGACAATAGGTACTGGTAGATTTTATTTCTACAATCACTTTGGTTCTAATTCAGTAGATAATATTATTGCTAGAGTTAGATACATGGCAAAAGCTTTGGATTGTAAGTTCATAGTTCTTGACCATATAAGTATGATAGTATCTTCTCAAGAGTTTGGTGATGAGAGAAAAGCACTTGATGAAGTAATGACTAAACTAAGAACACTAGTTCAAGAAACAGATATTGCTTTGATAGTAGTGTCTCACTTACGAAGACCAGATGGTAAGGGACATGAAGAGGGAGCAGTTACTTCACTTGCACAATTAAGAGGTTCGGGTTCTATTGCTCAACTATCTGATATGGTTCTTGGATTAGAGAGAGATAGTCAAAACGAAGATGTTGCGACAAGGAACACAACCACATTGAGAGTATTGAAAAATAGATTTGTCGGTATGACTGGTCCTGCATGTTACTTATATTGGGACAAAGATACTGGTAGATTAAACGAAGTAGATAAACCTCAAGGTGATGAAACAGAAGAAGATAAATTTTAATTTATGGACAAAGAACAATTAGATAAGATTGAAAAAAAATTGGACAAGTTAAATAGAAAATTAGATAAACATATAAAAGATATATGGGAAGTCTATGAACCTATTAAAAAAATTTTAGAAAAACTTCAACGATTTAAATTGTGGTAAAAGAATATGAAAGGAATGAAAAAGTGGGCGATAGAAAATTATTCTTGGATATCGAGACAACCGAAATTATCAATGGTCATGGATTACCTAACAAGATTTTTTGCTTGGTCACTATTTGTGATAAGGGGAATATTGTATGTTATACTCCGAATGATTTACATAAATTTCAGATTGCTGCGAAGGATTATCAAGAGTTTATTGGACACAACATCATAGGATTTGATGCTCCAGTAATCAAGAAAGTTCTTGGTGTAGATTTATTTGAGATAGGTAAGGTAACTGATACACTTATACTATCAAGATTATTTAAACCAGTAAGAGAAGGTGGACATTCATTAAGAGCATTCGGTGAGAAGTTTAATTATAATAAAATAAACTTCAAAGACTTTACAGAGTTCTCTTTAGAAATGTTAGAGTATTGTATTCGAGATGTTAAGTTAACTAAAAAAGTTTATGACTTA